CAGGCGCCTGCACATTCACGCTTGCAGGCGACGTGCTTGCCCGCGTGTCTAGCGAAGTGGCGTTTGCGGTATCCTCCGACGAAAACCGGCCGTTTCTGCATGGCGTGCAATGGGAGATCAATGACGGGCATATGTGGTTCGTCGCCACCGATGGCCGCAAGTTCTCGGCACTTCGCTATATCGTGCCAGACGGATGCATCGTTGGCGGCGAACTGATCATGCCGACAATCTTACTTGCGCCGTTGTCGTTGCCGAAATGGCAAAGCGATGATGCGGTCAAGATCATGGTCACGGCCAATTTTATTCGGTTCGAATGCGGCGGCACGGTCGTTGCGTCAAAGCTTCTCGATCGCCAGTTCCCCGACTGGCGCCGGTTTACGCCTGGTTTTTCGTCGGCGCCGGCAAACAAGACTGTCGTGGCGATCGACCGCGACGCACTCGTGGCGGCGATCAACCGGGCAAGCCTTTATGGCGATGCGCAAAAAGGCTCGTCCATGCAGATGACCGCGCATGATGGCGAGTTCAAGATTTTTGCGCGTGGCGATACGGGCGATATCGAGGATAGCCTGTCGTGCGAAGGCCACGACATGGACGGCTGCACCATATCGCACAAGGTCTTGCTTCCGGTCCTGAATTCGTTCTCGTGCGATGTTGTCGAGCTTCATTTCGAGGGTCCGAATTCGCCGGTCACAATCCACAATCCCAACGACGAAAACCGCATCGGCCTGACCATGACCGTCACCGATGCCAGGTGGAAAAAAGAGGAGAAGGCGGCGTGAGAAAGCAGAAAAAAGAAAACAAGTTCGGCGGAGAAGGCGCGCGGGGTGGTTCGTTCTTTGAGATCGAAAGCCCCGATTATGAACACGGCAAGGCGCGGCTGCGCGTCGGTCATTCGTGCGTCATCGTTCATGATGCGGATATACCGATAACGTGGCTTGCCGAACTGGTGGCGATTGCAACAGAGCATACTGGCGGCATCAAGGGATTTCTTGCTGCGCACCAATGGAGCGGCAGCAGCTACGCGCTCATGTGCGACCCGGAGGAATAGTCGCTAAAAGACGATTGACAATCTCTTAGCCATGTCCTAACAAAAAGAAACGGCGCAAAAGGGGAGGGAAACCTTTGCGCCGTTGCCCGAAGTTTCCCGCAAAAGAAAGATAGGCAAAAATGAATGTAAAGGAAAAAAAGGATGCTTACAAGGATTTTGTCATCAAGAAATCCCAGATGGGCGGGGAACATGGGTTCAAGCGCCTTTACGTCAACGAAAACGAATATGACTTTCAATCGTTCCTGATTGATTGGGCTTGCCGCCAGGGTCGCGGCGCCACGTTTGCCGATTGCGGCTTGGGCAAAACCCTCATGCAACTGGTATGGGCCGAGAACGTCCACCGTCACACAAATAAGCCTGTCCTGATCATGGCGCCGCTTTCGGTGTCATCGCAAACGGTCGAAGAAGCCGAGAAATTCGGCATTGACGCTGTCCGATCGCAAAACGGGAAAATCCCGGCCGGTCACGGCATCGTGACGACCAATTACGAGCGTATTCACCATTTCGACCCGGATGATTTCGGCGGCGTTGTCTGCGATGAAAGTTCCATCCTGAAAAACTTCGATGGCGCCTTCAAGCTCAAGATTACCGAGTTCATGAAGAAGGTAAAATATCGCGGCATGTTTACCGCCACGCCATCGCCGAACGATTATATCGAGCTTGGCACGTCGTCGGAAGCACTCGGTTATCTTGGCTATATGGACATGCTTTCGACGTTCTTCAAAAACGACGAAGACAGCCTTCATCCGGCTTTCATCGGTTCGAAATGGCGGTTCAAGCGGCATGGCGAAAAAGACTTCTGGCGATGGATCGCCTCATGGGCGCGTGCCGTTCGCAAGCCGTCCGACATCGGGTTCGATGATCGAGACTGGATATTGCCGCCATTGACCGAGATCGATCATGAGATCGAAAGCGACGCGCTTGATGGATATCTATTCGCCATGCCGGCACGCGGGCTTTCGGAAGAGCGGGAAGAACGCAAGGCCACGGTCGAAAAGCGATGCGAAAAGGCGGCATCCCTGCTGATGCAGGACAAATCCGCATCCGGCGTGGCATGGTGCCATCTCAATATCGAGGCGGAAATTCTGTGCGACATGATGCCAGGCGCCGTCAACCTTTCGGGCGCCGACAGCGACGAAGAAAAAGAGGAAAAATTCAAGGCTTTTCGGTCGGGACAGATTGCCAAATTGGTAACAAAGCCTAAGATCGCAGCGCTTGGCGTCAACTGGCAGCACTGCCACCAGGCGACGTACTTCACCGATTACAGTTTCGAACAATATTATCAGGCCGTCCGGCGCTTCTGGCGGTTCGGCCAAAAGAGCGAGGTGACAATCCACAACATCAGCACACAATCCCTGCAAAACGTTGCCGCGTCCCGCAAGCGGAAACAAGAGGCCACGGATGAAATGTTCATCCGCATGGTCGAGCAAATGAACAACGCCTTGAACATGGTGCGTTTCAAGGATCACGAGAAAGATATGGAGGTGCCGTCATGGCTGTAAACGATCAAATCATCACCGACCGATACGCGCTCTATAATGGCGATTGCGTCGAGGTCATCAAGGGAATTCCGAAACAGTCGATTGGGCTTTCGGTCTATAGCCCTCCGTTCGCAGGACTTTACAATTACAGTTCCGATGACCGCGACATGTCGAACAATGCCACCTACAAGGGGTTTTACGACCACTACGAATTCCTGATCAAGGAAATTTCCCGCGTTACCATGCCTGGCCGCATGACGGCCGTCCATTGCATGGACATCCCAAATCCGGGGCAGAAAAGCGGTTATCACGATCTTCCGGGCAACATCATTCGGCTTCACGAAAAGCACGGGTTCTTTTTCTTCGGCCGCGTGACGATCTGGAAAGAGCCGCTTGCCGTCGCCATCAGGACACGCCTCAAGCACCTGACGCACAAGCAGCTTGTCAAGGACAGCTGCCAATCCACGGTAGCCGCTGGCGACGCGCTCCTGATCTTCAAACGGGCGGGTGAAAATCCCGATCCTGTCGGCCACGGTGGCGGCTTCACCGAATACTATGGCGCCAAGCCGTTGCCAAAAGACGTGATGAAATATCGCGGCGAGGAAAACCAGTCGCAGAACAAATTTTCACAACAGGTATGGCGACGATATGCGTCTTGCGTTTGGGATGACATCAGGGGATCAAACGCGCAGCCGTCCGGCGATGGTCGCATGTGCAAGGCAATCCTTGATTACAAGCAGGCGCGCGACCCGGAAGACGAAAAGCACGTTCATCCGCTGCAACTTGACGTTATCCATCGGGCGGTTGCCTTGTGGTCAAACCCCGGCAATACGGTTTTCACGCCATTTATGGGCGTCGGGTCCGAAGTCTATGGCGCGGTCTACAATGGCCGCAAGGCGATCGGTGTCGAACTCAAGCCTTCCTATTTCCGCCAGGCGAAAAAGAACATCGCAGCCGCACCGAATGACCGCATGAGCGAACAATCAATCGACCTCATGTCGCTTGAAGCGGCTTACCAGTCTGGCGAGCTTGCGGTTGAATCGGACTTTGATGCCATCCTTGACGAGGTCGCACAATGACCGCTGACCTCTGGAAAGTCTTTCGTGCCGGCCGGGTGATGCGGTGGCATACGAACGCCGATCTTGCCGGGACAAATGACAGGCTGGACGGCCACGAGGGGAGGGTGGCGAGGATTATCCTCGCTATCCATCCAAACCCGTCAGCGGCGCTTCTGGCGGCTGCTTTGACGCATGATGATGGGGAGCATTTTACGGGTGATATTCCGTATCCCTATAAACAGGTCATGAGCCAGGATGGAATGCGCGAGCTTACGGCGGCAGAGGATTATGCTGCCTATACGATATGGGGAAAGACGTTAGACCTTTCCGAAACCGACGCGAAATGGATCAAGCTTGCCGATCGGATTGACGCTTATATGTGGGCCAAGTTTCACCGGCCTGATATCATGGGCAGCGATGGATGGCCGGAAGCGTTTCAGGACATCGTGTATTTGGCAACTATATTGCGGGCTGATCTCAAATTCTAAAAAACATTTCGGCCCTGATCGGTAACGAGCCAATCAGGGCCATTTTTGTAGCGGCGGTGCTACCCGGAACATTCCGGTCGCTTTTCATTCAGCTTTCGCGGCGTTCTCCTTTCGCATTTTCCACAAACGCTTGATCTCGTCCTCGATATAGGGACGGATCAATTCTGGGATTTTGGCCAGCATCTTGCGGCGCTTGGCAATATCAGGTTGCGCCAGGATCGTTGACGCCGCGTCATAGATCGGCAAGCGTGCCTGGCTTTGAATGGCTTTCGGCGCCGACGTCATATCCATCCGGCCCGATAGAACCTCTATCAGTATCTCTGTCGGACGCGGTACGTCGGTATCGAGCCATCGGGGCGACATTAAAGCTTATCCACCATTTCGATGCGACGGCCAATCCACCGCATCACGTTGCAAGCCATGCTATTCCCCAAGGCTTTGTATCGCGGGCCATCGGGTGACGTTACCTTGCCGCGCCAAGGGATGTTTGTAAAACCTCTAATTGTTTCAACGATGACGGAGAATGAATTCCCCTGATACATTTCCTCTTGAATGAACGAACCTATGGCAAGGACGACAGAGCAACATAAGGTTGTCATGGTCTGTTCTGTATTCAGGGAACTTTGCCCATAGTCTGATATGATGGACATGGAACGGGGGTTCTGGGTATTTATGTTTAACATTGCATCTTTGACACGTTGCTTTATCTCTTGCCCATATTTTACTACAGACGATTTTCCACTCTCTTGATGAGTAGAATTTTGCATGTTGGCTTGTAATCCCTCCCCTCCACATGACGTTAAGTTTTCCGATCTTTCCATGATTTGCGCAATCAGTAGAACAAAATCGTCTATCGGCATAAGCAGGGGATACGTATTTTTTTCGTCCGCAATGTTCACAGATAAGAGGGACTTTCCGGCTTTGTGAATTACTACTACCCCTTGCTCGTAATTTAGTAGCACACTCAACGCTACACGCGGCCCTCGGTCTTGATGGCTTGATATTAAATTCTTTTCCGCATTCCTGGCATGTTGCTGGTATTCGTTTTCTTCTGCATGCAAGGCATTGTTTTGCCAAGTAATGCATTTTATTTCCGCACCCGCATTGCGATGTAATTTGTCTTCCATCCATACGTTTACCTTAACATTTTTTCTTATGTCTGGAAAGCCCTGAAGCCTCTCACATTCGACTGGCGTCAATCGGCGAACAGCCCATTGTTGGGCGACATAGGATCGCGACGAACCGCCATCGGCAGCGCGGATATTTGCGGTCTGGTGCGGTCCTTCGAATTGTGCGCCGCCGTCACGTCCGCGCATGTCGAAGGCACCTATAAGGCCGGCATCTTCACGAAACCCACTATGGGCATCTCCATTGCTTGTTAACGTGTCTGCCAGTTGGTGAAACGCTACCGCCTGCACTTCCGCCTGTGCTTCGATTGTGTAAGCCACATCCGCCCGTACACCGACGCCACCCGGCCCGCTGTTGGGGTTTTCGCGTAAGGCTCCGGCTTGGATGGCATGAGCGACCATCGTCTCGGTCTCGTAATCCTGCCGCCCCATGCCGCCAGCGTTCAGGCAGTGTGGCACACTGCCTGATGAAGCAATCAATCCTCCGTCCAGGTCGAAGTCTGTTCCAAGCCCGCC